TCGACGGGCCGTAGGTCTGATAGATTTGCGTTTGCAGCCCGAGGATCTCGCGGTAGGCCGCCGCTTTCTCCTCTTCGCGCCCGGTGCCAAGGCCCACGTTGACCGTGACATCCATGTCCGTATTCCAAACACGCGGGTCAACAGGCACAAAGCGCCCGTTCAAACGCATGATCTGCTCGCCGTCAGCGTTCTTGACCATCAAACGCAGCATCAGCGAGAACAGCTTGCGCATACCGCCTTCCGCAAGATTGCGGGCCATCGTCTCGACCTGACCCGCCGCCGCCTGCACGGTGGCTGTCACAGCCGCCTTCGTGGTCGACTGAAGGGCGTCAGGATCAAGCCCCATAGACGCCCGGCTGACGCCCGTCTTGTACTCGATCTGGGCGTCCATGTATTGCAGAGCCGACAGCGTTTGACCCGCCGAGAACGGCACCTCAAGAGGCTGCACCATGCCCGGCGCACGCATCCTGACGATGGCGCCGATTTCATTGTTGAGCAGGTCGTCGATATCAACCTGACCATCGACGGCCGCAACACGCGGGTTGTTGACCATCGCGACGTTATCAAGGATGCCGCGCAAGATAGCCGTCGACGCATCTTGGTCGTCGCGGATCAGATCGGCGACAGACTTGCCGAAGAATGTGTGCGGCTCGGGATCAACCTCGAAAACCGCAAACGGGATTTCGTCGGCCGGTTCAACCTCAAGCAACTCATAGCGAGAACCACCGAGCACGATCCGATGCAGCATCGGGACGCCGGTCCCTTCGACATCCATCCGCATGTAGGCTTCCGTCACCAGAACCTTCTTCATAGACGGGTCAGCCGGGTCTTCGGTCTCGTCGATGTTTGTCGCATACCCGCGACGGGCTTCGTTCTCTTCTGTTGCGATCAACTGATCCGACGAATTGTCCAAGCCATTGATAATCTCAGGGTCATAGCCCATCGCGATCAGGTCGCCAGCCCGCATGTCGGTGCGATGGCCGCAGACATAGCAGTCGTCAATCGAACGCGCGTTGCGGTCGATGAAGAATTCTTCCGGCGGCACGCTGACAACACGCAACTCGCCCCGCGCGCTGCGCTTGATAACCTTTAGATCATGCCGAGTGGTCGGCGGCTGGACCATATCCACGCCATCGGCCATAACTTCGACTTCTTCCACAGTCTCACTGTGCTCGATCACCTCGACATCCGGGTCGAGTATGATCGCCTGATACTGCATGTCATTCAGATTGCTGAAAGTGTAGATTTTAGAGGTATCTACATCTTCCCAGTAGACCTTCATAATGCCGGTCTTCTTGACCAGCGCATCATGGAAAGCGTCAGACAGCAGGCGGAAGCCATTGATTTCCTGAAACTTCCAATGCATGTACTCAGTCGCCTGTTCGGCAAACTGGACATCTTCAGGCCCGCGCGGGATGTATTCGACAAACCGCGACGACGACAGGAAAATCCGCATCAGGCTCGGCTTGATAGCCCGGATCGTATCCCGAACGCGGGTCGCGACAACCCGGCTGCGGCCGATCTCGAAGCCGATATCAACCTCGCCGTCGTAGTAGTCCTGCGACTTGATCCTGACCGGCGCGATGTCGCCTTCGACAAAATCGACGGCATCGTCCACCGCGCGGCTGACGATGCTCTCAATGTCGTCCATGCTGAGACGCTGCGGCCCCTGCTCAACAACATCTTCAACTTCTGGCGTGATTCCGAGGATCAGGTCGATTTCTTCTTCCATGTCTTACCTCATTGAGCCAGAAGGCCCGGCAGCATTGCAGCAACGCCTCTGCCGGTTAGTGCAGGATCGCGCAACGGGATTTGACCTGTGGCGGCCATCGTCCTCAATGCCTCCGCTCCGCGACGGGCAGATGCCTCTGACATCGCCTTGGCACCGGCGCCGAGTGCAGTAATCGGAAGTGTAGCCCCCGACGACGCGCCGGCAGCACCGATGTTAAGCGCGGCCATAAGCCCGTTGCCGGATGGAGAAAGTTTCCCAATCAGGCGCATCGTATTCTCGGGCAGGTCACCGCGCGCAAACTGACGCATGAAGTCGATTTCTTCTTGGCTGAAGAACTTCGCCTGCTTGGGGTTGTTGATGATGCTGACGATGGACTGCCGGAACTTGTTGACCGTGTTGCCACCAGATCCAGTTGCAGCTACCTGATCTTCGGCCCGACGGAATGCGTTTTCGAGCAACTCAGCCTTCTTGAAGCGAGTGTTCGCAAGCCGTGCAGCATTCATCAAGTCGCCGCCGCCGGGGGCAGTTTGAATTGCGTCGTCGATGATGTCGATCATGTCGCGTATTGCGACTTCGTTCGGCGCGCGGTTGTATCGCGTCCAAAGGCCCTGACGCAGTTTGTCGAGTTCGCTAATCGTCAGTTCCTTTCCCGCCTGATTGTTCAAAATCTGAAGGGCGGCCCGCGTTTGCACGTCAACATCTGGCACATAGTTAGCGGAAGACGCCGCCGCATCTGCGCGTGCAATAATGTCGTCTGTGACCGTCGTCGGCACCTTGATGCCGGCAGTGTCAACCGCTTGATAAGCTGCCCTTTTTGCATCCTGCAAAGTTTCGAGCGACGGGCGATCTGACGCGCGCCTGAACATGGCATTGACAGTCCGGTTTGTCGTCTGTGCGACCATCGGGCCAAAGAAGGCGCCGGCAACGCGGGCATAAGGTTCAGCCGCCGTTCCCTCTGTTAGCTGACCCGCAGCCTCGCTTGTGGCGCCCGGTGCAACGCCATAACGCCCGATGGCTCTAGGGCCAGCCATCGCGCCTGCGCCGCCGGCAAACTCGCCGATGGTCGACGCAAACTGACCCGCCGTCCCCGGTGCGACATATTGCGACTCAGGGCCGATTATCGGGATCGCGGCGAGCATGTTGCGAGTTTCCGGAAGCGCCTCAAGCCCGCGCGACACGAGAGAAGGCTGCTCCATGCCAAGAGCACGCTCAACACCCATCGCACCAAGTTGAGCAATGTTGACCGGAAGCGCAGGAACGTCGGCAATCCCTCTAGCAGCACCGGCAAAACCGCCGCGAATGAGTTGCCCAAAGCGCTCACCGGGGGTGTCGGCAGCACCGCTACCGATAACGTTTTCATAGATCGTCTGCATAAGCGTGCGATCCGGCGCCTCCTGACGCCGGGTTTGTTCACGACGCGCACGCTCTATGAGAGCCTGTTGTAGGGCAGTGTTGCGTTCACCGTCAGCCATTGCCAGCCCCTTATCGATTGCCGCCTTGGCCCGCTATGTAAGCGTCCAATTCTTCGTCCGACATTCTGCTAAAGTCTGGCATCTCTTCGCCAATAGGCGAGATGCCGAATTCCGCAGCATTCGGATACGCCGCGAACTTGCGGATGACCTTCGTGTATTCATCATTGAGCCGGCGCAGGTTGCGCTCAAACTGCTCCTGCGACTGACCCTGATCGAGGCTCCCGAGCACAGACTGCAAGAAGGCAAGTTCACGCTCAGTAACCGCGCCAAGCGCACCGCCGGTCGGGCTGGCCTGACGCATTTGCTCAAGCCGTTCAAAGCCGATGTTGGCGCGGATTGTATCAGTCAGTGCGCGGACGTTATAGGCGTTTGTTCCCGGAACATTTTGCAGCATAGCGCCTGTCAGACCGGTCACAGGAAGATTGGATTCGGCCAAAATCTGCTGAATCCTTCCGATGTCTTGTATGACGATGTTGCCGGCGGTTGTAGCGCGCTCGGCCTGCACTGCTTGCCTTTCTGCCGCAGCAGCAGCTTCAGCCGCGCCGCGCCCCCCCGGAAGCAGTTCAAGTCTATATGCGCCGGTTGTGGGGTCTTGAATAAGCACATGTTCGGCTGGGATCGGGCCGACCGTCGGCGCTCCCGGAATGTTGACCGTCGTGCCTGCGCGAAGGGCAGACAGTGCGTCTTGTTGCGAAAGCCCCTGAGCACGAAGGAACTCGTAGTTCTTCTGAAGTGCGGTTGTCTCAGGCGCCGCGAAGATTTGCGAAGCCGCCGTCTTCGCATCAATCGCACCGCTTTCCACCGCGTCAGCCAGATCATTGCGGCCACGCTGGCGCAGGAACTCCACTGTGCGGTTGCGGGTTGCCTTCGTCTCTCTGCGCTCCTGACGGCCCTGTATCAACTGAGCCAAAGCGGGATCAGGCGTAAGCCGCATCGTGTTGAACGCAAGCGCAAGGTTTTCCAGCATCGCAGGATCGCGGAAGAAAGCCCCGAGGCCGCCGCCTTGTGGCGCGGGCTGAACGGCCGGCCGCATCGCCGGCTGATCGTTGACGGGGCTAAATCCGAGAAGGTTGTCCATGTTCACAGCTCCTGCCTGACGCGGCTGCGTCCTGCCCAACATTACCATAGCACGATCAGCAACCGCCCGCCCATCGGATTGAGGAATGTTCGACGCGATCTGAATTAGCTTGGCAGCGTATTCAGGATCTGTCGCATACCCGGCGGCTTGCAATGCCTCTGCCTGCGCCTCAAGCGAACCAGCGGCGCGAACACCCTCATAACGAGGGCGCATCATCAAGTTTGCGTAGTCCAGAAAACTCTGCTCGGGGCTTTCATAACTCCGAAAGGGTTCGCGAACCTGCACAGGTCGTCCATTGACGTATTCGGTGGTCAGCAGGCCGTCGCCGCCGCCCCCCTTGATGCCGAAATAGTTTTGCCCCGGCGCAGACCGACCCCAACCAGTTTCCAAAGCCGCTTGAGCCAAAATCAAACGCGGGTCCAAGCCCGTCATCGAGGAAACGCGGCTGGCATACGGATAGAGACTGGTGATGAAGTCGCCGTTAGACATTTAGAATGGCCTTCCCGCCGCCGCCGTGGCTGCCATCGTCAAATAGTCAAATAGGCCCGGCTGACGCGATTGCGTTGTGGTCTGCGGGACCCGAGCAGCCCCGAGAGCCTGCAAAGGCAGCCCAAGCGATGCCGCAGGGGCGCCGGTCAGGCCGGCATACTGCCCGCGTGCTGCATCAATGACAGCTTGCTGTGCGGCTTGCTGCATGGCGCCCTGTTGCGCCTGCTGTTGCGTGATAGCTTGACCGAACCCAAACCCGGTTTGCGCAAGCCCGCCGAGTTGCGAGGCAGCCCCCTGCTGAACGGCGGCAGCTTGGAATTGCGCCTGAAGGTTTGCCTGATTGGCAGCCTGCTCAAACTGCGCCTGTTGAATGGCAAACTGATTGGCCGCAGCCATGTTGCCGGCGCGGGCTGCTTGCTCTCTTGCCGCCGCCATTTCGGCGGCTTGCTGGTTGAGTGTGTTTGCCTGCATTTGCTGTTGAGATGCCAGCGTGCGCGCAGCCTGCATTTGCCCGATGTCGAACTGACCAGCTTGCAGAGCAGTTTCAAATGCACGCTGACGCTGTTGAGCCGATAGCGCGCCCGCTTCACGCAGGGCCTCACCAGCCAGTATGCCCTCTTGGACAGCCTGCCGCGACCCGCCAAAAGCGCCAGCCGCACCGGCGCGGGCTGCCATCTGGCGAGATGCAAGCTGACGCTGGCGCTCGATGTCAGCCTGTCCTGCTTCGATTACCTGCTCCGTATACGGGTTCATATACGGCGCAAAATTGGTCGTCGCGAGTTGGTTGACATCAATCTGGCCCGGCGCACTCACATCGCCAACTTGACCAACAGCCTGCATGCGCTCTGCCGCCGCCAGTTGCGCCGCCCGCATTGGCGAATATTTAAAATTCGCCAGCCGGTTCGCCGTCTGCTGGGCGGCGCTCAAAGCCTGCTGAGATTGCTGATACACGTTGCCCATGCCCGCCGGCATTGCTGTTGCCGCAGGGGCCGCAGGAGCAGGTGTAGCGGGCCGGAACACAGATGCAGGCGTCGTCATCTGCGGCGTCGGCGCAGCAACAGGAGCCGGCGCAGGCGCGGCCTTTGGTTTAGATGACCCACCCATTATTTGCCACTCCCCATGCTAGAGCCACTTCTTTCTTGACCAAGATTTGCAGGACGCGGCGGCGGCGCGGAAACGGTTCTTGCAACCGGCGCAGCCCGTGTTGGAGCAGGGGCAATGCCCAGCGCGCGGCTGAGAACAGTCCCCGGCGGGTCATAGTACGGGTCCGTGATTGAGGCGAAAGCATCTTGCGCGAAGTTGTCGTAGGCTTTTGTGATGATCGGCTCACGCAAAGTGCGCTGACGATTTTCCATTGCCAGATCGAAGACATTGATGCCGTCTGAGTCGCCGCCATCGTTACCGCCGCCAGAAGGCGCCGCACCCGGAGACATGCCCGGAGCAACATCCTGAATAAGCGCGCCAAACGGAGCCACGGGGGCAGCGCCGGTCACGGGGTCAATGAACGGCGCCATCATGGCTGCATACTGCCCCGGACGTTCCGCGCGAAGCTGGTTCACAGCCCCAGCAAACACAGGCTGAGAACTGTAACCGCGAATGCCGCCGTAGTCTTGCGCCTGTGGCATTCCGGTCACACTGCCGTAAACGCTGGGCAGCCCAAAAGCCTGAGCCGCCGCGTTGGTCCCCATGAAAGATGCTTCCTGCATGGGCGTGAAAGCAGCAACATCAGGCCCGTAGTAGGGCACATAGCCGATCTGTGAAAGCACGTCGGCCCGTTGAATG